CGAGCTTGTGGGCTTCTGTGAGGGAGTTGACCACTATTACAATCTGGGGCTCAGGCATTCGTCCATCTCCTCTTCAACGGTGATACGAGCTCTTTTCAGACGACACCATCTGCACGAAAATGCGCTTCCATCGTCTTCGGTAAAGTAAGGACAATCATCAAGGTCAGCGTTTTCGGGAAGAGGACAAGGCTCTTCCAGTGTAAGTTTTTCCGCCACCCTCGCCTCGAACTCGGCGGCGTCGCAATAGTCCTGTTCCTTCATAACTGTCCTATCTTTAATGGGAAACCCGATATCCAAGCAGATTTTACGAAGCGCCTGACTGCATGTCCTCTTATTCTTAGAGCACCGGAAGCACACGTCTTTCCGAAATTCCAGCCACCTTTTTTCCTGTTCCGTCAGCATATTTCACCCCCGCGCGTTGTTCATGCAGCCGCGCCCCTGCACACCATCCAGACCACCCACACGAAGAAGGCGACCCACACCCACGTGAGCCGCCTTTCCCATTTCGTCATTCATCCACCTTTTCGGTCCACTTATCACAGATTGCCAGAGCGCCAGTCTTCCAACCATTGAGCGCACAGCGGGAACCTGCAAGGTACGATGTACCGTAGTAGCTCTTTTTCTCGATGCGCTCGACATGCTTGCAATTCGCACAATTCTTTGTCGGCGCATGTTTCTGCCAGTTTACGCTATTTTTTGTGATTCTTGGCATATCATCCCGCGTGATTCGTATGCGCGGCCCACGGTTTGGGGTATGAAAAGTCCCGCCGGGGGAGGGCGGGGCGTGGGGTGCTACGCGATAACCTTGACGCCTTCGGGCAGGTTTTCAATCAGCCATGTGCGGATGTTGGCGATGGCTTCCAGCTTCCACGCGCCGCCGTCGCACTCGATGAGCTTGCAGGCCAGCGGGCTGGACTGGAGCCTGAACACGACCTTGTGCGCTGGCTGCGCGACTTCCGCAAAGGTGCTGAACGGGAAGACGACCGCAGGGGACGGTACGGGAACTTCGGCCTTGCGTGCCGCGCCCTGCCGGATGGACACTTCCTGCGACACGCCGTCGTCCTGTACGCGGACTTCGGAGGTGTCCACGAGGTTGCCGCTGATCTTGATGAGCGCATCGAGATCGTCCGAGGGGACAAAGCAGGACTGGAGATAGGGGACGAACTCGTCGGGTGAGATCCAGCTTCCGAAACGGTGGGCAGGGACGACGGCGTCGGCCCGCATGTACGTGGTGCGCTGTTTCCAGCCCCCGAAGGGGACGGACATGACTTTCACGGTCGTCACATCACAAACGTGGACAAGGATCTTGCTGAGGTCCATCCCGTCGGGGTTCTGGTTGATGTAGTCCACCACGGCCTGCAAGGTGCCCACGTTGAGCGTGCCCTGAGCGGCGTCAAGGAGAGGAATCCATTCTCCTTCAAGCATAGGCTTGTAGAACCGCATCCCGTCTTCCGTGGCATGAATGGGAAGTGTGGCCTTGGCCTTGCCGTCAAGGGATTCGAGTTCCCGGCCTACGCCGATGAGGTGCCTGTCAGCTTCAATACGGTTGATTTCCATGTGATTTTTTCCTTTTGTTACTGGTTGATGGGATGTTCCTCAGCCTTCTTGAACGGGGTGACGTTCACGGTCACGCTGCCGCCTCCCCTGAGTTCCGTAGGGGACGTGCCGTCAAAACGGTACTGGTCGGGGCGGTTGTCGGTGAAGGACTCGAACAGCATGGGCGCGCCGTCCAGCTTGTCGAGCACGACCGGGATGGTCTGCGGCTCCTGCGGCTGGAGGTTGGTCGTCACGACCGCCTTGGATGCGATCAGCGTCCGGCTCTCGTCGGGCTTGAAGGTGATCTTGAGGGTGACGGTGCGGGGCTTGTCCGGCGGCGTGTTCACGTCCGCTATGTTGTCCGCGACCTTGGCAAGCGCGATGTTGACGGCTTCGACCACGCCGCCGTTGTTCATGGTTTTGACGTCGAGTTGGCTACTGCTCATGGCTCTTTCTCCTTTGGGTTGGATAAAAAGAAAGCCCGCTGTGATGCGGGCGAATTGGCACTGTGCCGGGGTACATATGCCCCCCGGCGGGCTGTATGGGGACGGCGCGGGAGGTGGGCGCCGGAGGATTAGAAAACTGTGACCAGGCCGACTGTACGGAGCATGGCAAGGGCCTCCTGTACGGTATCCTCATACTTCGGCGCGTACTTGACGCTGAGGGTCAGGGTACAAGCCACGTTCACGGGCGGGGCGAAGGGAAAGCCCTCCTCCTGCTCAATGAACGGATCGGGGCGCGGTTCCGCAGGTTTGACGACGGGGGTGGGCCTGCTCTCTTCGCGGGCCTTGGCTTCCGCCGCATACACCTGCCCGATGATGCCCGCGGCGTCCTCTCCGGAAATGTCCGGCGTCAGACAGGCCGCAAACTTCGACAGGGGAAGCGCGAAACCGTGTTGTTCCGCCTGAGCCTTTGCCGTGGCCTCCACCAGCGCGATGCGGTCGGCTTTGGCCTGTTCCATCCGGCGGGTTTCTTCGCACTCCCGCCTGTACGCGGCGATGATCCGTTTGATATCCTCGTGGATCTCGGCTTGCCGCGTGGACTTGTTCAGCCATGAGGGGTTGATGGGGATGTCCAGTTCCGGCACGCCTTCACAGCTCTTGATGTTGTCGACGGTAAACTGGACGGCTGCGCGTCGGCCTTCACGGTCGCGCCGCTCGAAGTCCTTGACCTGCGTGTCCAGCGCGGTGCGGGCGTCCACGATGCGGGCGATCAGCGCCTTGACCTCGGCGTCGAACCCGTCCAGCGGCCCGGCAATCCGCCGCTTGATGTCCTTCCGGGCGTTGTCCATCCGTTCCCTGAGCCTGTTCAGCCCCGCCATTTCGTTCTTGATGGCGGGCACGTCGGCTTCCTGTACCTCCAACCCTGCATACTGCGCGAGGACGGTATCCAACAGCGTGGACACGGCGTCCTTGTCCCATGTGATGACCAGCGGCGTCGCGGTGACGTTCAGGTCCAGCAGGGCGAGCCCGGCGGGTTGCTCCTGCGCGGGCGGGAGGGCTTCCAGAATTTCTGCGGTCTGTGCCATATTCTATCCTATTGGTTTTGCCTAAAAAGGCACATCATCGAGGCCGGAGGCTTCGGAAGGGAAGGCGGGGCCGAGGTCTTCATAGTCGGCGGAGTGCCGCCTTTGTGTCTGGCGTCCGCCTCCCTGTCGGCCCTGTTGCCCGTCGCCGTCCGCCTTGCGGTCGAGGAACTGGACGCGCTGCCCCTGAATCTCGGTGACGTAGCGGTCCTGCCCCTGCTGGTCCTGATACTTGCGGGTGGAGAGCCTGCCCTCGACGAACACGAGGCTCCCCTTGGCAAGGTACTGCGAACAGGTTTCGGCCTGCCGGTCCCAGAAGACGACCTTGTGCCATTCCGTCTTGTCGACCTTTTCGCCCCGGTCGTTGGTGTAGCCCTCATCCGTAGCCACGTTCAGGCTGCATACGGGCTTTCCGGCCTGGGTGTAGCGCATCTCGGGATCGCGCCCGAGCCTTCCGATGATCATCACCTTGTTGAGGCTGCTCATACAATCTCCTGCTGAGGGAAAGAAAAGCCCCGCCTGATTATCAGGGCGGGGCTGTTGTTACGCGGCGCATTCCTTGTCCTGCGCTTCGATCTTGCGCTGCCGTTCCCGGTAGGCGGCGTAGATGGCCTCACTGGCCGGGTGGTTTTCGGGGATGCCGAGCCGGGTTGCCGCCTCCTTGAGCGCGGTTACGCTTTCCGCCGCTTCAAAGGCGGCGATCACGGCGTCCAGCGGCACGAATTCGGGCGGGGTTCCGGCTTCGGCTTCGGCCTTGGCCTCGATCTCCCGGCGCTTCTTGCCGAACATGTTCTTGACCGCCTCGTAGTCAGGGTGTCCCTCGGTAATCCGATGGCGGTTGTAACAGGCGACGAACCCCGTACCGTCCCGCACTTCGCTCAACTCCTTGGCGAGGGCGGCGATGTTCACGCGCTCGGGCTTGGACTGCGGGGCGGGCGGCTCGGGAGTATTGCGTCTGGGCGGTTCCCGGTCGGCGTCCCGCCTCCATGCGCCTTCCCCGTCGTCATCATCGTCGGCCACCACGCCGACCAACGCCGAAAGGGAATAGCGCCGGGCGTAGGTGATGGCGCTGCCCATTGACTGCACAGTGTTCTTGGAGCCTGTATTGTCGTATGGCATCCTGCATTCCGATGCCAGCCATTGCCCCGACTCGTGCATCAACATGGTCCTGACGTGCGCGACTCCCTCAGTAGGGAGGACAATCTGCGCGATGGAAAGGCCGTGCTTCGGGAGCACCTTGCGGACGGCATCGATCATCGCCGTCAAGTCAGCGTATTTACGCGAGAGCTTCCCCTTTTCCCCGATGGCTGCCGTGGCGTTCTTTTCTGCGGGCTCAAGCTCTCCCTGCGCGGCGGCAAGGGCCTTCGCCAGTTCGTTGATCTGTTCGCTATGGGTATCGCACATATACTTACTCCCCGCCTTCTTCCGTTTCCGTGTGCTTGCGCCGGTTCCGCGCAAAGGCGGCATTGCCCGCCGCGATCATGAGTTCCTCGTCCGTCCAGTTCATCGCATTGCCTCCGTGAACGGGGCCATTCGTTCAAAGAGTTCCTGATCCTGCCGCTCAAAATAGCCCACGAGCA